ACAAGCTGAGACCTTACCATTGCGGAATGCGTTCCGCACCTGATGAGCTCTCCGCTCAATGATTTCTTGTGCTGCTATTTCCCTATCGGCCGTCGCGGGTAAGATGAAGGAATACGCCGACTATGCAGTCGAGCAGTTCATCACCGAGAACAAGGAAAAGTTCGTCGCTACTGAAGAGTATGCCCGTATGAAGTCGGCGTTTGACTACATCAAGGAAGCCTTCGAGAAGAATGCATTCCCAGTCAGCGAAGACGTTGCTGTTACTGAGCTTCAGGAGTCCCTGAATGAGTCTACTCGCCAGTACGAGTCGCTCTTTGAAGACCTTGCTGTTGCTCGCGAAGAGCTTGATACCCTCAAGCGCGAACTGATCCTCGAGCGTGCTACAGCGGAACTCGCTGAAACGCAGAAGGAGAAGGTCAATGAATTGCTAGAAGCTGTCTCGTTTGATTCCCTCGAGGAGTTCAAGGACGGCGTTGCAATGATCGTCGAACAGACCAAGTCAGCTTCGGCTGCTGCTGTCGTCGAGAATACCGGCGAGATCCTCAAGGAGAACACCGAGGTCCAGCCGAACAATGCCAAGCAGATTGATCCAACGATCGCTGACTGGCTTTCCCGCCCAGGTCTGTTCTAAGAGTTGAATTTCTAGAACATAAATATCTGAGAACTGTTTAATTCATTTCGTATTTGAGATTTTAGGAGAACAAAGATGTCTCAAGAAGAAACAAAGATGGACGCCCTTCTAGAGAAGTGGGAGCCAGTCCTTGAGAGCGAAAAGGCTGATGCCATCAACGATCCATATCGTAAGAAGGTCACCGCCCAGCTTCTCGAGAACACCCAGGACTACCTGAAGGAAGCTTCGAACCTCACCGCCGGCGTGCAGAACTGGGACCCTGTCCTGATCTCCATGGTCCGCCGCATGGCTCCTAAGCTCATCGCTTATGACATCCTCGGCGTGCAGCCAATGACCGCTCCGTCGGGTCTGATCTTCGCGCTTAAGGCTCGTCGTGCACAGACTCCACCGAACGGCGCTCCTCAGGGTGGTGCTGAAATCCTCGGTCTGCATGAAGCGGATACTTCGTACTCCGGTACCGGTACGCACGCTGCAATCACCGACGCCAACTTCCTCACTGGTTTCGACACGGGCATGGGTAAGACCACGGCTGCCGGCGAAGTCGACGCGTGGAACTCGGTCGGTGTGACGATCGACAAGGTCAACATCAACGCTACGACCCGTCAGCTCCGCGCAGACTACTCCATTGAGCTTGCTCAGGACATGAAGCGCGTACACGGTCTCGACGCTGATGCTGAGCTCGTCCAGATCCTCAGCAACGAGCTGATCTCCGAAGTCAACCGTCAGGTTGTTCGTACGGTGTACAACGCTGCTAAGGTCGGTGCACAGTTTGCTACCTCTGCTGGTACGTTCGACCTGAACGCTGACGCAGACGGTCGTTGGTCGGTTGAGCGCTTCAAGGGCCTCCTCTTCGCAATCGAGCGCGACGCTAACGCGATCGCTATTGAGTCGCGTCGTGGTAAGGGTAACTTCCTGATCGTCTCGTCCGACGTCGCTTCGGCGCTCGCAATGGCAGGCGTTCTGGACTTCGCTCCAGCCCTCAACAGCCAGGTCTCGCTCGAGGTCGATGCAACGGGTGCTACCTACGCGGGTAACGCTGGTCGCTTCAAGGTGTACATCGATCCTTACCTCGGTACGGACGCTTACCTTGTCGGCTTCAAGGGCTCGACTCAGTACGACGCAGGTCTGTACTACGCTCCATACATCCCGCTCGAGCTTCACCGCGCGACGGATCCTTCGAACTTCAACGCTGCTCTGGGCTTCAAGACTCGCTACGCGATGGCTGAGAACCCATTTGTCGGTAACTCGACGGCGATTGGTTCGAACGCTAACTACTACTATCGCAAAGCGCTTGTCAAGAACGTCATGTAACAGTGACGTTCCTGCGGGAACAAGTAGTACACGAAACAAGAACAGAACCCGCTACCAAGCGGGTTTTGTTTTGGTTGATGATCTTACTTGCCTTTTATCTTTTCGTCAATCTCATTAGACTGCTTTTGAACGGAAAGCAATTAAAGTAGAAAGAAATGAGAAAGGACGGAGAAGAAATCGAACTTTGGGGAATGGCATGTTACGTGTGATTGACTACAAGATGGTCTCAACTAATTCATCTATCCGAACCTTTATGGTGTTAGTGAGACAGAGCATTGAAGAGGGTTGGCAGCCGCACGGTAGTCCAATTCTCGAGAACGGGTATTGGTACCAAGCAATGGTCCTTCATCACAATGAGGACTCAGATACTCAGGATCGGCATAGCTTTTGACGTAAGAACAGTAACCTCCTGATTTTGTTGGTATTTCGGTCAGGAAGGCTTGAATTGAAATACCTTGTAACCTATTGATATTACTAGGAATTCTGATATGAAGATTTATGAGACTACGACACTTGCAGACTACGTAAGTGCCAATTGGATGGACCTTGACCCTGCACTGGTCAGGATGTTCGAGCGGACTATCAATGAGCTTGAATTCCTTCAGGCTGATGTTGATGCGTGGCGAGACAACTACGAGAGTGCTGTAGATACATGCAGGGACATCAAGCGTGACCTTGAGTCCATTATCTACAGATATACACACGAAACTTTTGACGCAACAGTTGGTGAGGTCATTGATGATATTCGTGACGCCATCGACGACAACAACCTGGATTTCGTATGAAGACAAGACTCATTGGTATCACAGGTAAGGCAGGTGTAGGAAAAGACACATTCGCCAACTACCTCAATGCATGTGTCAACTTTGAACGGTATTCGTTTGCAGGACCGCTAAAGGATGCCTGCTGCCTACTGTTCGGCTGGACTCGTCAGCAGATTGATCATGACCGTGTGTTCAAGGAGGCAATTGACCCTCGCTGGGGTTTCAGTCCTCGTCGTGCGATGCAGCTCATGGGTACAGAGTATGGACGCGAGATGCTCCGCGATGACATCTGGGTTCACATGGCTCAGGTCCGCCTCAATGAGACTGCGGCTCCTGGATTGATGATCACAGACGTCCGATTCCAGAACGAGGCGGATTGGATTCGTCTGAACAAAGGCGTTCTCATTCATGTAACTCGCCCTGAATCGACTGAGGTTCCTACACACGCATCGGAAGCCGGTGTTGATCTGAAAGATGGCGACCTCATTGTGAACAATGTGGGCTCGCTTGATCACTTGGCTATGGTAGCTCAGAACATTGCGAACAACCTCAGGCTCCGTGGTTAAATACAGGTATGAGTAAAATCAATCGAAATCCAGCACTAGGCACCAGCTTCAAACTCGAGATCCCTGGGTTTGAAGCTGTCAACTACTTTGTCCAGTCCACTGAACTCCCATCGGTCACGATGGGTGGTGTCGATGCACCATATCAGAACCACCAGACCAGCGTCCCTAGTAACCGCATCGAATTTGATCCGCTCAACATCAACTTCCGAGTCGATGAAGACTACGCCAACTACGAGAGTCTGTTCCACTGGATGGTTGAGACGACGATGACAGAGCCGGTTGTGCCGAATCAGATGCGCAACATCACTCTTCACATCACGAACTCGAGCAAGAATCACAAGATGGCGGTTCGGTTCCACAAGGCATACCCAACGATGTTGGCAGCCCTGCCTCTAGATTCTACGGTCAATGATGCGATTCCAATCGTCTGCTCTGCGATGTTCCGCTACCAGTACTTTGAAATTGTCCGTAATCCGACAGCCTAAGCTGTCACCACTTTGAGATCATCATGAAGCTAGCTGATATTCAAGCCGAGATTGAAAAGGACTCGGCTATCAATAACAACTCCCTTGACACAGAGTCGCTCCGCATCCCAATGCTGCACTCTAAATACTACAACTACTTCATGGACGAGCTCCGCATCCTCAAGGCTGTTGAGCATGATTATCGTCGAGTGAAGAAGGAGCGCCACCAGTATTACCTAGGTCAGGCCAGTGACGAAGTGTACAAGGAGAAGCCGCTCAACATCAAGGTGTTGCGAGCAGACCTAGACTTGTACCTCGACGCAGATCCAGAGCTCAACGACCTCAAGACTAAGTATGAATTGCAGAAGGCCAAAGCAGAACTGCTTGAATCCTTCATCAAGACATTGAACCAAAGAAATTTCCTAATTAAGAATGCCATCGACTTCTTGAGGTTTAAGAACGGCGGCTAAAGGTGCCCATGACAGACATCAAACTCCACTACAAAAACGAGCTGCACGTCACGTTAGATTGCTCCGTCGGTATCTCCTACGAGATCTCAGAGGCATTC